AATTCGCTACACCACACGAGTGTTACAATTGGGCTGACGAAGAGATACATAATTTATTAACTAAATACAAGTAAAATGACAGAAAAAGAATTCTTTATATGTTTATCAGTCTTCGTAGTACTGGTAGTATTGTACGATAAATCCATAAATAAACGAAAAGGTGGTTAAAGTATAGCTAAAGTATACACTATAACCATCAACAGTAGATATATTATTTTTGATTCTTTTTTCATAAGGTAAATATATACGATTTATCCGCATTGAATGTTAACTAAGTATTAAAAAATGGCAAAGTTTGAGTGTAAAATATGTGGATCCAAGCTAGAACTGGCTAAACATACAATTAAAGTAGAGGACGGTGTGATAGTATCACCTGACGCTATGTGTTGCAAGGCCTATATGACTGGTATTCGAGAGAATGCAGGTCTAGGAGGTATTATTAAACGGCCTGGCGGAACAGTCAGCGGTAAAATTTAAAATAAATGAAATTACCAAAAACTAAAACAAAGGCGTCTAGAAAGTCGCCAAAAAACATGATAATATATGGTGCGCCAAAGATTGGCAAAACTACTGTATTATCACAGCTTGATGATTGTTTAATTATTGACTTGGAAGATGGATCTGATATGGTTGATGCACTTAAAATAAAAGTGTCTAACCTTAAAGAACTTGGAGAAGTTGGTAAATCAATTCATGAAGCTAAAAAGCCATATAAATATGTAGCTATTGATACTATCTCAAAACTTGAGGAATGGTGTGAAGCTGATGCTAAAGTATTGTATATGCAAACTCCTATGGGTAAAAACTTTGATGTAAAGAATCCTGGAGCTTCAGTATTATCCTTGCCTAACGGCGCAGGCTATTTGTATTTACGAATAGCATACAAAAGATGGATGGACAAACTGAACACTCTAGCAGATCACATCATTTTAGTTGGACATCTTAAGGATAAAATGCTTGAGAAGAAAGGTAAGGAAGTAGCTGTTAAAGACTTAGACCTTACTGGTAAGATTAAGCAGATTACATGCGCAAATGCTGACGCAGTAGGTTATTTATACAGAGAAGATGAGAAAACTATGATTTCTTTTGACTCTTTAGATGATATTACTGCAGGAAGTAGATGCGAACATTTAAAAGGGAAGACTATGCCCTTAGACTGGTCAAATATTTTTATTGATTAACCGCTTAAAACTAAAGCAATGATTGAAGCAAACGTACCAACAACGCAAACAGGAAACACAACAAAGATGGAAACACCTACGACTATTACAACCTCTATGATCTTATTAGATTTAGAGAACGGAATCGACCGTCCAGGAATCAAAGCTAAGTACAACTTAGAAGGATGGGAATTAACAGAGATGTTTAAGCACCCAGTATTGAAGGGTAAGAAAGCGTCAAGAAAGCGCAGAATGTCTTTTAACTTTGTAGATGATACACCTACTGAAGTAGCTCTTGAGACTGTAGACTTAGAACAAGTAGATTTAATACAAAGCATCGAAGAGGTTGAGTTTGAGCACGAAGCTAGAGAGGATTACAACACTATCGCAGAGCAGGATGACGGGCAAACAATTGCATCTCATAAGTTAACTCCTTCCCAAGAAAGTTCTTTAGAAGGAGAGCACTGGGAAAATCAAATTAAATCTGGCACATCAGATGAAACAAATGAATCATTTAACTATTAAAAAAACAAACAATGGCTATTAAAAGTAATTCAAGCGAACAAGAAGTAACAGGTGGAGGTATTAAATTATACTCTGGACTTAGCAATTTTAATGTAGTTGCAATCAACCCTTCAATGGCAGAGCTTCACGCAATGGACATTAAGGTTAAGACTGAACCTAACTATTATGTAGAATTCAGTGGAGAAGAATACTTTAAACTAACATTCTGGATTAAAAACGAAGACCTTACTACACGTATGGAAATTCTTATGCAGAACAAAGAGAGAGTATCTCAATCAGGTAAAAATCAATGGATGAATGCTATTGGTCAATCTACATGGTCAGAAGGCGTACCTACATATGACTGGTGGAAAATGCCTAACACTTCTCGAAAAGTATATACTGGCGAAGAGACTTTGATTAACTTTATCAAAGCATGGGCTAACGTAGCATATGGTGATGAAGTAGTATTCGATACAATGGATAAGATTGTTAAAGGTGATACAACTGAACTTAAAGCTTTAGTTAGTATCTTATCAACTAACCAAGCTAGATTACTTATAGGTGTTAAAGATGGTAAATACCAATCTGTATACCTTAAGTGTTTTGGTAGAGTTAAGCCTCAAAGAGATGACTTAATTATCAAGTCTCTTAATGATGATTATGGTAGTTTTAATGCAGAGTTTAACACTGATTTAGTGTGGGGAACTTTTGCACCTGAACTAGCTGTAGTTGAACCTGATGGAGTTTCTTCGGATGAAAACGATAGCTGGGTATAATAATTAAAACCTATGATTAAGAGCAGGAAAAGTGAGGAACACCTTCACACGGATGTAATACTTGCTAAGATTAGCGAGTATGATATATTCAGATACTACTGCCCAAATTTTATAGAGTGCAATAAGAAGTTTTGTAGTGATATTAGGAAAGATCAAAGCCCAAGTGTAAGCGTGGTTTACTGGAAAGGAAAGCTACTATACAAGGACTTTGGTCATCCTGATCACACTTTTGACTGCTTTAACTATGTTAAGTATAAGTATTCTTGTAATTTTATAGAAGCTTTAACTATAATTGATACTGATTTTAACCTTGGACTATCTTCTAAAGAAGCTGGTACGTTATTTACAATGGGGTATATGGCTATTATTACTAATAAGAAACCTACACCTCAGAAACTAACTATCATTAAAAAGAAGACTAGACCTTGGTCAAAATTAGATCAATTATTTTGGGAAAGATATTTGATTACTAAACAGACTTTACTTAAATTTGAAGTCTCTCCTATTTCGCATTATTGGATTAATGCTAATAGATTCAGCTGTAGTAGTTTAACCTACGCATACACAATTGGTAAAAAGTATAAAATATACTGCCCTTATGGGGATCGTAAGTGGAGTAGTAATACTACCAACAAGCATGTACAAGGATATAAACAATTACCGGAGACAGGTGCCTTACTTATTCTTACTTCTTCTCTTAAGGATGCAATGTGTTTATATGAAATGGGTATACCATCAATAGCTCTTCAGAGTGAAATGATTATGCCTGATGAAAAATTAATTGCAGACCTTAAGGTGAGATTTAAAAAGATAGCTGTATTTTATGATAATGATTTTACTAATCCTAATAACCCTGGACAAACTATGGCAATAAAGATTAGTAAAAAATATCATCTTGCAAATATAGTTATACCTGACCTTTATTGCTGCAAGGATCTTTCAGATTATATAGCTGAGTTTCATGAATTTGGAGGGATTCAAACCTTAATCAACATAAAATTATGACGACACCTTATTACACAGATTTAGATACACGACAAAAAATAGACAAACTATTAAAAGATTGTGCTTCAATTTTTTCTAACTTAGGCACCGGAACATCATTTGATCTTAAAACAGATGCTGCTGCAGATGCAAAAGAACAAAGTCTCTTACTACAAATTAAAGAGCTAGATGGTGAATTTTACAACACTAAGTTATTAATTGAAAAAAAATTGTAATGCAACGACAACAAACCAAAGGAAATAAAAAAGTAAGAAACGCAACATCTAAAACATATAAAGGTATAAAGTTTAGGTCTAAATTAGAGTTATTCACTTATATAAAATTAGAAGAGGCAGGTATTAAAGCTTTATATGAAGAGAGAAAATTCGTCCTTATGGAAGGATTTGAATTTGACTCTGATAGTATAGAGCCTAGCACCAGGAGTATTACTAGGGGGCAATTTATGAATAACACGTTTAAAGTAAGAAATATTACTTATACGCCTGATTTTGTAGACCCTAATGGCCAATGGATTATTGAAGTAAAAGGGTATGCAAATGATACATTTCCTTTAAAATGGAAACTA